CAGTTGAACTGCTTCTATCAACGGATTGGAATCCGTTTTCCGACCGTACTGGACCTGAAAAAGTTGTGTTAGCCATGATTTTCTCCTGTCTTGGCTAGTGTCTGCCGATTACTCGACAGTCAGGAAAAAAGAAAGGGGCAAGAACAGTCCAAACATAGAACTGTCCTCACCCCCCACTCACTACGCTCCGGGTGAACCCCAGATCCCAAGTGGATCGGAAACACCGAAGCTGTACCGCTCGCGAGCCTTGTAGCGAACATTTCCGGTATCGAAATCACCGTCCATGCTCGTTTCCAGTGCTACACGATTGAAGTGCTTCATCCCATTAGGAATGTCGGTAAGAAGGAACCACGCATCCGTATCAGTAAGGAAGTGATTCACAACTGTTCCACCCGGAACAACACCCATCGAACGCACCGCGTTGATGTCGTTGTCCGCAGTTCCTGGGCGAAGCTCAGATTTCATTACCCGTGTCGCCACAAACTGCAAGTCGGGCGGGATAACAAGCGTCTGGGGACGAGCAGCGATCATCAGACCACGCTCATCGGTCCATTTGCCAATCTGAATTACAGCAGCCTCAAGAGAAGTCTCATTGAGGTCAGCGGCAGTTGCTGGGCGGTTGGAGTTCGTGCCACCGGAAACGAGCGGGTGACCGTCACCACCAGTTACGCCATCGCTAGATGCCGTGAAAAGATTTACACCGTCGCCGCTCTGATAAGCGTTGGTAAACCCGTTGTTCAACGGAACAACAGCCTTAACCTGCTTGGTGTGGGCCATGGCACGAGCCAAAGCCTTGGTATAACGAGCCGACAAGGAATCGTAGAGATTGTCCTCCATGGCCTCTTCCGTAATGGCAAAGCCCATGGCGATAGTCTCGTGATTGTAGCGAGCCGTAAAGCTCTCCTGTGCAGCGTCGTAAGAAATCGCAGACCCCTCATCCTTCACCGGGGCAGCGTCGAAGCCCGAAAGCTTCACTTCTTCTTCAAAAGACCGATCTGAACTTTCTGTCTCGTAGATTTCAGAATGCTCATCGTTGTAACGAGCATACTCCATCCCGAAAAGCGCATTCAAGCCCGGAAGCAGTTCCTTTAGAAGTTGTGCGCGTGAAATAGCCATTGGTCAATCTCCTATACGCCAGTAGCGTTCAAATAGGAATGGTTAGAAGCTGACCCGCTAGACGCAGCGTTGAACTTCACGATTACATCTGGATACGTATCACTTGCCGTCGTCCCTTTCGGGGGCAGGCTGCTAGGCCCTTCGACAAAATCGATGATACGAAGAGGCAGCGTGTTCGTTGTTGCTGGGGTGCTGCCGTCAAGCGCATTCTTGGACTTACCGAAAGTAGTATTGCCAGCCGTGACGACCACAGACGCATTAAGACCGCGATCTGTAGTGTTTAATGCCTCGTCAGCCTGCATCTGGAATACCACAAAAGGATCGTCCAGCACATACGCCATCGCATCAGTGGCAGCATTAGATGCAGGCCACCAATTTGAAAACGTCTTCTGGTTAGTCGTCGGGTCCGTATAAGAGCAACCCAAAAAGATCCCAACTGCGGTCAGGGCAGTAGTACCAGTATCCTTCGCGATGGTACCATCTGACGCAACCTTAACAAAATCACCGTTAGAGATCTGTGTGTTGTAAGTAGTAATAATCGGCAAATGTCTCGTTTTGCTGCTAAATGAACCAGAGGCACTAAGAGTGCCAATGGGCCTAGCCCCGTATGGAGCCGCTGTAGTAGCCATAAATACCTCTACCAGTCATGTCGTAGCATCAGCGACCTCCGCCACCGAATGCTACACGAGTTTTACGGTCAGGCGCGAGAACAGGCATTCGTGGATCGTTCTCACGCATATAATTGTTGTCAACTGCTTGCATCTGCGATTCGGCGTGATTCCTGTAATAGGCTCGCCTTTGTTCCACCGTTTCTTCCGGTGCCTTGCAGAGCAATAACCCACCAACCTCAATACCACCCTTCGCACCCCATTCCGATTTATGATCGCTCATAATCTTAAGTTCAGGGTGATCTTCGGCACGAACCGGCTCCCATCCTTCACGAAAACGCTTTGACACGTTCGTGTTGTCTGGACTGCCTACCATAGAAGTTCGTATCCATCTGAACACCCATCCATCTTGCGGACTTGGGTCTGGAAGTATGGAAGCAGGCTCCCAAGATTGTGCCCGAATTTCGTTCTCACGACTTTCGAGTTCTCTAGGTTCCCGTGGGGCGCGTTCTTCAGCCATTAGGCCATCTCCTTCATTACCTGGGCTGCATATTGCTGGGGGGTAAGCCCCAGACGTTTCGCGAGTCTTACTTGAGTTTCCGTCAATCTGACGGTGCGTGACTTAGCTCCGCTACTTCTAGAAGCAGACGCTACCACGGACTTTTTTCGAGGTGGTGCGGTGTCAACAACCATCGTAGAACTAGTGCGTTGGTCATCACTACCGAATTGCGTAGGAAAGACTTCTTTCATACGAGAATCAATCAATTCATAATATTGTTCAGACTCAGGGTCAATACCTTCGTCCACAACCAACTTCTCGTGTACACCATAAGCAAAACTAGTTAGTTCCTTATCAGTGCCAAACCAAGGGTTGCGATCTTGCCATTCCATAGCCTTCCCATCAGGCTGAATTGGCTCTGGAATGTACTGTTGTTGCTGGCTCGCAATCTGTTGGTCCTCCGCCATCACCTGCTGCTTCCAATTATCGATGATTTTTTGCGAAACCGCAGGAGCATAGGCTTGAGCAAGCTGCGCGTTGGTCAAATGCTGCTGTGCAACGGTGATTTGTTCACTATCACCCGATTCATGTGCTCTTTTGAAGTTTTCTTGGGCAATTGTGAGTGAAGCACTCGCCCTAGACTTGCTTTGCTCCGTCAAAGCACCTTGAGAGTCCTGAACAAGCTTCAAAAGACGCTGATTTTCGACTTGAAGGCCCTGTGTGTAGTTGACGGCCTCATTTGCGAGGCGATCTGACGCCTCTTTGGCCCTACGCTCTTCGTGATACTCCCATTTCAGCTTTTTTATGCGTTTTTGGGCACGATTTCCCAATTGTGCAAGCTCTTCGTCCGATGCAGTGCCATCATCATCGCCTATTGCCCCGGAAGAGGCCCTTTGGTCCGCTTCCGGGCGGTCATCCACGACTTCAATGTTGACTTCACCGTCATCAGCGTCCGTACCTGCATCTTTGGGGGGCTCAATCGTGGTTCTGACGCCCAAAAACTTGTCTTCTTCGCTCATCCTGCCGATTTCGTCAGACATTATGCTCTCTCCACCCCCCTGGGATCTTCTACAACCGCTTCTACAGTGTCATCGTTGATTAAACGGAACTCTCTACCACGAATTTTTAGTCTAGTACCGCTAAATGCCCGAAAAACGACCCAATCGCCTACCTGACAGTAAGGTCCACTAGGAAATCGGTTGTAATTAACGTAGGCGTCCAGTCCCATGCTCATCACCCAACCCACAATCGTGGCGATAGACTCCTCATGCTGGGACTGCATCGACTTTATGATGCCACCTTCGGTGGCTTCTTCGACTTCGGGGAGTGCAATTAAGAGTTTGTAGCCTTTTGGCTCCGGTAATTGCGATGCATAACGAGGGTCTTCTTCTTCAACATCTTTTTCTGATAATACCATCTCAGCTAAAACTTCTTTTGCGAGTGTAGCCATAACGACTCCTCGTTGAATTATTGCGTTCCGAACGAACGTTGCGTCCTACAGATCAAAATTCCCTGAGTTTCTCCTCGATATCTATAATCTCCCGCTCTGCCCACGCCAATCCTTCGATGATCCCGCACATCTTACGATAATCTTCCATGTTTTTTGCCGAACCAAGTGAGACCAAATCTGCTATTTCATTCATTTGATCTCTTAATTTCTTTCTGAGCAACGAAAGGACATCATCACTCATTCTTATCTTTCTCCGACATCTTCAGGCCAAATTTCACGCCTTCGGCTTCCTGTTCAGCGTCAAACTTTTCCTGTTCCAATCCTAGTTTCACGCCCTCCATCTCCTGTTCGGCATCAAACTTTTCCCGTGCCAGCGAAGCTTTCACGCCTTCAGTTTCCTGTTCAACGTCAAACTGTTCTTGATCTATCTGAGATTTAAGTAACATCTCCTCGCGCTCTTGTTCCAGCGCGGCAGCATCGGAACGTTCCTTGGAAGCGATCTTCTCGCGCTCAAGCTGCTGCTTCTCCTGGCCTGCTTGCTGTGTGACCGTAAGCTTCTGCTGCTCCAACTGTGACTTGGCCTGGTCTGCCTGCGCTCGACGCTGAACATCCTCGCGTCTGATATCTAGTTCTTTTTCACGCTGCTGAACAATAGGATCTTTCTGCATCTTCGCGTCTTTCTCGGCCTTGGCCTTGGCTTTCTTTTTGCCCAACATCTGGTCAGCCGCATCGGCAACCAATGCACTAAGCCGCTTCTCGACATCTTGAGGCAACGGCTGGTTCGTCGGTGGAAGCGGAACGCCAAGCTCTTCTTCGATCTGGTCGCGGAAGATGAATGCCAAATGTTCACGGATATGGGCATCTAGAGCAGAATTAATGGCACTACCCATTTTATTGTTCTGCATTTGCTCCTTAATCTGCGGATCATTCTTGAGCACCATATGCACCCTCATGTGTGCTTCATGGTCTTGGTACTCAAACGCCTTCACAGGCTTCAGCGTGAGAACATCTTCATTCTCACTAACTGGATCTGTGGGACGGGCCTCATCCGGCTTGGGAACGATCTTGTCTACATTGGGGATGCCAATCAATTCCATCATTTCACGATGGAGAAGTGGCATGTCATACAGACCAGGCGATTGCTGTGCCAGTTGCATAGCCGCTTGATACTGCATGATTCGTTGGGCCATCGTTGATGCGTTCGGGTCCGAAACGGGGACAACGTCGATGCGGTCATCGAAGTCTTCAAGCTTGATGTCTTCCCCTGATTCGGTCTCATAAGGATAGCTCGGTGATGTATAGTCGCGGATAACCCCTGCGAGAATTTTATACTCCTGTTTCAGGCTGGCATGAATCCTGGCCTGGATCGCGGACTGTACTTTCATCGCCCGCTCCATGATCGCAAGAGTGGTCCCTACTGGGGCCTCTTGGTTCATGTCCGCTACTTTAAGGTCCGCCATCGAAGCAAAACGCCTGCCCTCTTCCACGATATTGCCCAACAACTGGTAAAGGACCGAAGAAGGTTCCTTATACGGAAGGAAGGTGATGTTGTCACGGATGACCCCTCCCGGCACATCAACGTCTCTGAATTCTCCTGGCATGATCGGCGTGTCGTCGCCTTTGATTCTGAGTCCACGAGTTTTCAATCCTCCCGGTAAATTGGAAAGAGTTCCTGCATCTACAAGCTGACGTAGCAGGCTAGTCGCTGATTTCGCGAGGCCCCCGATCATATGGATCAAACCTAGATTATAGAATCCAATGCCGGGCACATATCCGTAGTGAACGAAATGTTGTTTCTTTATTCTATGCGGATCATCTTCGGACCAGTTCCTGTAAATCGATAGAATCGTGGAA